GCCAACATCTGGTCAGTAACCTGTGTGTGAGCAGCGTAACGAACTGGGTTCAGCGTGCGAGCGCTGAAGGTAGTGTTGTTGACACCTTGAGCAGCAGCTTCATTTGGCTTACCAGCAGTGGCAGCAGCGCCCTGCACCTGGAAAACTACGTCACCACTCAAGTTGCCCAAGTTGCGAACACCCATCTGAGCGGCGATATCTACAGGCTTAAACGCCTCAACGATGCCGTTGTCAACCTTTCCGATTGTACCTCCAAACGCAACAGACTCATCAGCACCAGAGCCAATATCTGCAGTACCGAGAGCAGCACGCTGTGCGACGAAGGAAGGGATGCAGATTCGAGGCCGCTCAACTTGCCCTGAGCAGCTTCTTTAATCATTTTGCCAAAGCTAAATGTCTTGGCAGCGCGAGCCTCTGTATCGCCGAGGCCCTGAACGAGTGCCGGAGCACTATTCTTGTTTTGCTTTTCCATAGTGGAATTTTTGTTTTGTGATTTATTATGTCGAGCCTCGGTTGGCTCAGTATTATACGCTTGTGAGTAAGGGTGAGGCAAGATAGCTGGGTCAATCAGTTCGTCTACCCGCTCTTCTTGCTCCTCTTCCTCCTCTTCTTCTTTTTCTTCTTTTTCGTCCTCGTCCTCCTCTTCTTCCATTCGTTCCTCTTCCTCTTCCTCTTCCTCCTCTTCGTAGTGACCAGGACGTTCTTCAGGCTTCTCCTCTTCTTCCTCTTCCTCTACCTCCTCGTCAAGGAAAGCCTCCATAGACCGCAATGCAACCTCTGTAGTCGGGTACGCGCCTTGAGTAGTTGGAGAAACATCGTACAACGTCTCCACTTCGTTGATCGTGCGCAGGTTTACACCGTCGTCGCGACGCTCCCATGTGTCGTCAGCGATGGTGAAGCCAAAGCTAGAAGTAGAAACATTGCCCATGCGAATGTTCTCAGCCAGGTCCTTAGCGTAGGACTGGTTGCCCAGCTCGAATCGGTACTTGAGACCCTTGTCATCGACTTCCAGTTCTAAGCCGCGATCAACACGGGCCAATGGCATATTCCAGTCGTGGTTGAACAAGGCCACGGTATTACCCATGTCGGCTTTGTCAAACGCACCACGAGCAATACGCTCGGCAAACCTTCCGCCAATAACGGTCTCATCCTCGAAACGAGCAGCATAGCCCTCAACAATGACGTTGCCGTTCTCTGCTGAACGGACCTCAAAGTCGGAGCTTAGTGATCGCTTTTCTAAGTTTTCCATTATTGGTTTTTTGTTTTGTTAATAGTTTTTTCACACCAGCTCTTCATGCTGTCGCCGCCCCAGGCAGCGTACATGATAGACCCGCAGATATCCTTGCCTTTGTCGTCAGTGAACTTTCCCTGATCGTAAGTCTTAGCACGCGACAGGAATGAGAAGGTACGCTTAATCGTAGCTAGGGTCAAACTTTGGCCCTTAGACAACTGCCGAGCACGAGTCCAGCCCACGCTGGTCCCGCAGCTCGTGCCTTTCTCTTCCTTGTGCTTCAAGGCTGCCTTGGCGCGATTCTTAGCCGCTTGTGGATATCCGCCGTAAGTCTTAGCCATTTTTCTTTGGCGTAGCTTTTTTGGCCTTTGGAGCCTTAATTTCAATTTCGTAAGGTGTTAGCAGGAACGTGTTGAGCACCAGGAGTCGCCTTGTCGAATTCCTTCGCAAAGTCCTCAGCGCTCTTGCATTTTTTGATTACTAGTTTATTCATCTTCTTGTTCTAAGTCCATCATCGCTTGGTTGTCCACTTCGTCAGCGCCCTGTTGAGTCCCTTGAGAAACCACAGAAGCGGCGTAGTCAGCCATAGCAGAGAGCGGTATTTGATTAAGTTGAATGTGGTGATTGTCACCTCCTTGAACAGGCGCCAAGCCCTCTTTACTGCGCACCTCATTGATAGATAAAACTCCATCAGAGAGGAGGGAATGATAGTAGTTAGCACCGACATCGAACCTGCATGAAAGCTCGTCGTTGTTTCGTAGGACTTTGCGCTCGACTTCAAGCTCGATTCGGCGCACCCAGGGCAGAATTGTCCCTTGGAAAAATTGCAGTGTTTGTTGCTCATAGTTGTCGTAAGATGAGTTGCCCTCCATTCCGATGATGGCTGGCGGCACAGAGAAGAATCGTGCGATTTCTTCTGACGTGTACTTCTTAACTTCTAGGAACTGAAGTTGCTCCAAAGGCACAGAGAGCGGCTGGTAAGCAAAGCCACCCCCCAAGATAGCGACCTTATGAGCATTTTTCTTGCCCATAAATTCCTGCTTCCAGCGCTCACTGGCCTCCCTCATCTGCTCAATCGTGAGCGGCTCCTTCGTAGTCAATATGCCGCCGAGCATCCCGCCGTTTTCAAAGAACGTACTGCCGAAATTCTGAATCGACTTGGCGGTGTTGAGGTTTTGGAGTTGAATGTTGGTTGGGTTCTTCCCACGGAACGCCTTGATTTCCAGGATTTGCTCCTGGGGAATAGGTGACGGAGCACCCGTGTAGTAGTGGACCTCCGTTGCAGGAAGCCAGTAAATTTCGTCGTCGAGGATGAGTGCGGTGCCGATGCCGTAAAGCAAAGCGTCGCTCACAATCATCTGCCAGAACTCATACGCACCCATCATTGGATTTGGCTCAACAGCCAGCAACCGAGTAACCGGGTGGTCCGGCATAGGTCGGCGGATGCCCTCTTCATCAATCATCTCGACCGTCAGGCCCATCGAGGCAATCGTGTCTGCAATCTTGCTGACGCACGCGTATACAGCAGAAAGCGTAAGCGTATCAATACCAGAAGCCAGGGTGGTGTCGCTCACAATAGTGCTCAACCAGCCTGTGTGGGCTTGAGTCGGGAAGATGGGCGCTTCCTGGCGCTTCTCCTTATTCAAGCCAAAAATACGTTCGAATAGATTGCGTTCTTTGGGCATCAGCGCGAAAGTACTACACCAGATGCGCTACTAGACGAATTTTTTGCTACGTTCCTACGACCGACATAAAGAACTCGAAATCTGGTGGCGTCTCGTCCTCCTCAAACGTAAGCATTTCGCCTATCGCCATGATCGCCGCAACCACCCCGTCAATCTTGTCCCCAGACTTAGACTTGTCCACCTTAATGTTACCGCTGGGGTCTAGCTTGAGATGCACGTTGGTCATCATCCAGCGCAGGACCTCATCGCCGCCATGGTGCATCTTACCTTCTAGCGCCAGCTTCTCATAGAACTTCGACGGGAATGACATAGAAGCATATCCCTGGCCGAATGGGTCGCACGGAACACCGTCGCCATCCAGGTCCCGAATTAGGCTCAACGAGTTCCAGCGGTCATACGCCACGCCCTTGATGCTGTACTTCTCTGACAGGTTATCTGGGTCGTACTGAACCTTGCCGTCCATCACGTAGTGGCCGCTAATCATGCGACGAATCACGTTGTAGTCCGTCACGTTGCCTGGAGTGACAATGACGTTGTCGTACTCCTCTATGTGGGCGTAGATGTGCGTCTCGTCTTTCTCCAGTCGGCGCTGCACAGCTCGTTCTGGAAGGAAGTAGTAGTTGGATATCTGGACGCCCTGTTCGGGGTCGCCAACCGCCACGCTGAACGCAGTCATATCGTCCGTGGCCGCGAGGTCCAGCCCGATGTACGCATCCAGTTTCTCCTCGTCCGCGTTAAATGGTTGCTTCAGGTTCTCCTCAGCCATCCACAAGTCGTCCTCTATCCATATATCTTGTGCCCCGACGAAAAGGTTGCAGTGCTTGACCATAAATTCTGTGATCGTGCGACCGCCATACAGCTTCGCGTTGTTGCACTGCTTGTGCAAGTAGTCCATGGAGATGGAGGCGTCCAGGCCGGGGTTCGCCTTCTTCCACGCTTCGGGGTCATCCCACTCGTCACCGTCGTCTTTATCTATCTCGTAGCACAGAAACAGCAGGTTTTCGTTCTTTACCGTGCCGTCCAGCACCTTTTTGCCACCGTTTACGAACTCGGTAGCCACTCCGTCCAGCACGAAACCAGCGGTGGAGATGGCGAGCATGAGCGGCGACTTACGCGAACCCATGGACGAGGCGAGTACGCGGTACAGCTCACCGTCCTTCATCGCGTGCATCTCATCGACACACCCTATGTTCAAGCTCAGACCGTCCAAAGTGTTGGCATCGGACGAAAGTGGCTTGATTATGCAGTCTTTTGGGCCGTGAATCTCCTGCCTGTTTGCCGTAAACCGCTTCGTGAGGGGAGGCGATCGCTTGACGCATCGGCGGATCTCGTCGAACACCTCCTTCGCCTGATCGCGCTTCGTGGCCGCCGTTACGAACTGCCCGGCACCGTCATCGTCGAGTACAGCCATCGCCAGGATGATGGCCGCTGCGAGCTGAGACTTACCAGATTTACGCGCAACAAAGAAGTGTGCGGTGGTAAAACGGCGTTTTTTGATGTCATCTTTGTGTACCCAGCCGAAAATCTGGCCTATGAACGCAACCTGCCACGGGGAGAGGATGAAGGGCTTGCCTGCCCATTCGCCACGCGTGTGGACACACACGGTCTCTATGAACGCCACGTACTTGGCCGCAACCTCCAGGTCGAACACCCACGGGAAATCCTCGTCGCCCTGACGCTCTAGGTCGCTGGTGAACCGTTCATACGCCTTAATTACGTACTTTCCAGCCACAATGGACCCGTCGAGCACTCCCTCGACGTAGTCCCACATCCTGTTGAGTCGTTTCGTGTTGTTAGACAAGGTCGTCGATTTCGTCCCCCTCGGCACGCTTGCTGTTGGCAGCGGCGGCGTTTACTGCGGCACCCATCATGCGAGCTCGGTCCATGGGCGAAAGGCCCAGCTTGGCAGAAAGCTTACTCACTTCGCCCTGAACTTTGGATAATGCGGTCATTTTGCCGCTAACATTGGACGATCCGTTCTCGTAAACCTGCACAATGTCGTCAACCGTCTGGATTTCCCGCGACAGCATAACGAACATAGACAGGTTCTTCGCGAGCATCGTAATCGTCACTACGTCCACGCTTTCCAGCAGCCCGGTCTCATCGAGGTAGTCCAGCACCATGGTGAACATGCGCTCGCCCTCGTGGTCCAGGCTGACGATTGGCTTCAGTTCCGACGTCTTTTTGGTGTCGGATCGTAAAACCTTAGCTACCTCATCCTTCGCAGGAGAGGTGGCCTCTCTCATTTTCTGTAATAACGTATTCTTATTAGCCATATTGTGGGGGTTACTTTCCTTGGCCTCGGTACTTCTTTTTGTAGTTCTTAGAACGCTTGTGTGATGAGGTCTTGGTCTTGGCTCCTGCCTTACTGGTGTTGCTATCTTCTTAGCCATTAGTAGATGCTGTAGTAAGCGTTAATGTTTGACTTGATATCTGCTCTTTCAGTGGATTTGCCGCTATCGAAAGCAATTATCTCCTGCACGTTACCGTAGTAAGAGTAAGCTACGCTGTTGTGAGCGCCAAATAAAGTCTCAATAGAGAAGGTGTAGTTTCTGTTTTGATTCTGACCAGAGTTCACAGAGTTCTTGTCCATGTACCAGCGAGCGCTAGGATCCCTGTAAAGCATAACTACGTGCTGACCAGAACCAGCAATCGCACCGTCTTCTGGAGATGCGAAAGTGTGGTTTCCTGTTCCGTTATAAATTTGAGACTGAATATAAGTTCCGTGCTCCCAAATACGATTTTGCTGATTGGCATAACCCTGATAGTCACCTAAAATCATACCTGAGTTATTATCAGCAGAGGCGTTCTTTGAAGACACGTATGCGACAAGGGTTCCGTTCGTATTAGGGAAATCAACCTGGCTCGCGAGCTGCATTGATACCATTCTCTGTCAATACAGATCCTGCACTAACGATTTTCGGTCTGTTGACTGGAGTAAAGTGAGGGCTACCATAAGTAGCGTCGTTTCCGCTTCCAGTACCTCCAGTCTGAGATTGATCATACCACTTGACTAGATACCCGTCTCCTGATCCGCAGTGATTTAGCAACGCTGTCGTATCAAGCTCTTCTTCTACAAAGCCAATATCTGCCTCTACGTTGCTGTCGTTAATTACCCTAATAGCAGCTCCAGTGTAGTAGGGGTTTAAAAGACGCAAGCTGTAGCCGATGGTCATGTCGCCGCTCGTAAGGGTAAACCAATCCACGGTGCTTAATCCAGTCGTAGCAACCTTAGTGGTGAGCGGTGGGGTTCCTGTGCTCGCTGAGTTCAATAAAGCTTTCGCGGCAGTCGTGGCATCCGAGTAAGACGTATGAGAGGTATCAAGCGTCCAGTCAGCAGCAGTGTCTGGGTTTGCAAATGCTTTATTTGCGTAGTAAACCTTTCTGCTTATGGTCTGTCCATAGGCGGGGATATCATGCTTAAAAGCCTCTTTTGCCCCCTGTCCGTCTGCCCTAGCCGTGTAATAATATTCAACTACCTCTGTTGCTCCAGTAACTTTAGAGGCAGCCTCAGTATCAAATGCGTTGAAATAAAGGTTTGGCGTTGTGTCTAATAGTACGGTTCCAGAATTGGCTGGAAGAATAATATTGTTTGCTGTAGAATTATCTGTCACCATAATAAAGGTGCCAGGGTTTGTGTTGCTTATATCGTGCGCTGTTGGTCCGCTTAGTGCTGCTGGGTTGCCACTATCCGTAAAATGAATAGTACGCATAGTATTGCCCAAAATAAAAGTGTTCCCTTTCGTAACCGCTGGTCCAGAATTGAATCCAGACCAATTCATAGCGCCAGAGAAATAGGCGTTACCTCCAGACTGAATTCTTTCGCACGAAACAAATCCTGCTACCTCTACGTTTGCATTAGCCCTAAACCCATTTTGGAAAA